GTTTCGGGATCTATTGCATTCCAAGGCACAGGTGTTCTAACACGTGGTATAGAGGCGTAAAGTAACCTATGCCCAATCAAAGCAAAAACACAATGAAAGATTTGCGTGCCGAGATTGGGCATGATTTCACACAATATATTAATGACTTCTATAAGTCATTAGTATCATTAACCCCAGTTGATACTGGTCGCGCAAAACGCGGTTGGGTCAAACGATATAACAACCAATTAGGTGAGAAGTCTTCTTACATCTTATTCACTAACCAAGTCCCTTATTCGGCAGTGTTAGACAACGGACATAGTAGACAAGCACCTAATGGAATGTTTAACCCCACATTAAAGAAAACAAGGAAAGCAAGATGAGCGTATTACAAAAAGCAACAACACACTTCAAAGCAGCATTATCAAACGAAATGAAGACAGTAGTAGTTCCTGAATGGGAATCTACATTATACTTCAAGTCAGTATCTACCTTTGCAGAAGAGCAAAAAGTTATTCAATTGAATAATGAAGGTAAGATAGTAGAAGCGTTGGTTGAATCATTAATCAGTAAAGCACGCGATGCCGATGGTAAGCGAGTATTTAAGGGTGCAGATAAGACAACAATCATGAATGAAGTTGATCCAGCAGTGATTATGAGAATAGTTACCGAAATGAATTCGTCAGAAATAGATGAAGAAGAATTGGGAAACTAATCAAAGACAAAGAGATATTCTTTATCTATCAAATTGCTGCCGAAATGCACACAAGTGTTGAATGGGTTATAAACAACGTTAGTTCGCTAGAACTACGAGGATGGGGCTTTTATTATAAAGAAAAAGCCCGTATTACAAAAGGAACACATTAAATGGCAGATTATGATATCGTTATTAATGCAAAAGATAACACGAAAGGACCTTTGTCAAAAGTTGGTGGTCAACTAGACGGACTATCCAAAAAAGCAGGTGGATTAAAAACAGCATTAGGAGTCGCAGGCGCGGCTCTTGCTGCCTTTGGAGTTGTGTCTAAAATAGGTGACACTATTAACCAGTTTGACGAACTTGCAAAACGTGCAAGAACAGTTGGTGCTGCAACCAAAGAATCATTTAAGGGCTTTCAAGTAGCAAGTCAACTACTAGCAGAAGGTGGACTATCTGCTGGTGAAGCAGACAGAGCATTTGGAAACCTTCAAGCCCGACTCACAAAAGGTGTGAATGGTGGCAAAGCCTATGAGAAAGTCATGAAAAAACTAGGTGGAAGTATCCTAGACATGAATGGTAAACTAAAGTCTACACCAGAATTATTTGAAACAGTAGGACAAGCAGTCCAAGATGGAACAATTGATCTTGAAGATGCGCAGAAAATATTGGGCGAACGAGTAGGACCCAAGATAGTTGGTGTGTTCAAGGCAATGAAAGAAAGCGGTATGTCCGCAGCCGAAGCAATGGCAGATGTAGCAGCAAGCAGCAATATAGTAGATTTAGAGGCTGCTCAAAACGCAGAGAAGTTCAACGACACTGTATCTAGAATGAGTGATCAACTTGGTCAGTTAATGACAGATGCGATCACCCCATTACTACCAATGCTAACACGACTAGCAGATGATATACTTGCAGCAATGCCTGCAATTATAGATGGTGTTAGAACAGCATTCAAGAATATGCAACCAGCATTAAATGCGATTGGAACATTATTTTCAGAAGTTATTGTCCCAGTGCTTGGATTAGCATGGGATGCATTTGTTGCTCTATCAAGTATAATTGCACCAATTGCCGAAGTTGTATTCCCAGCATTGGGTGCAGCAATTAAAGCAGTAATTGGTTTTATAAAAGATATGATAGATGGTCTATCAGCAGCATGGACTGCAATATCAACCTTTGGTGGCATATTTGGCGACACATCTGATACTGTAGTAGCGAAAGCAAGCAATATGGAATCAGAAGTAGTCACATCATTCAAAAACACCACTGATAAATCAGTAGCGCAAGCAGAAGAGATGAATAAAAAGGTGGTTAAGTCGTATGAAGACATGAGCACTGGTATTAAATATCACTTGGACAGCATATCTGGTATAAGTCAAGAAGAAATGAAAGCGCGAAATAAACAGTCCGAAGCACGCTTTGCACTAGATCCTGCTGGATATAATATGTCTGGCAACCGTCCTACAACTGTTGATAATGGATTTGTGGGACCTTTAGATGGTGGTCTTGGTGCAATAAGAATGATGCGAATCGCAGAAGAAAAGAAGGCTGCCAAAGACATCTACAATGCCAAAGTAAACGAAACACATAAATGGTTGTCATATAATGGTGCTATTCAACAGGCAGTGCAATCACAGGCTGTTGTAACAGCAGCGGCTTTAGTAGAAACTGAAAAAGCACTTAACATAGCCAAGATCAACGAAACACATCAGTGGTTAGCATATAGTAATGCTGTTCAAAAGCAAGTGAGAGAAGAAGCAGAAACAACCGCATATACTGTAAGCGATTACTGGGCAGATATGTCAGAAAGTATGTCTGATAGTGTGACAAAGGGCATAATGGCTGGTAAAGGATTGTTCCGTTCATTCGGTGATTTCTTAGATAGTTGGGTAGATCAATTGATATCTAACCTCATTAATCAGATGCTTGTTGCACCATTGATCAATGGTCTAGGTAGCATGTTAGGTTCAGCATTTGGAGGAAATCCTCTAGGTGACTTTGTTATGAGTGTATTACCTACGTTCGCAAACGGTGGATACCTTGGAAATGGTCAAGTCGGTATTGCAGGTGAAGCGGGTGCAGAGTTGATCACAGGACCAGCAAACGTTACACCATTGAATGGTGAGATGAATTCTGGTGGTGGTCAAAATGTAACGATAAATATCAATGCAATAGACACACAATCGGGAACTCAGTTCCTAATAGATCATAAGCGCGAAGTTGAAGGTATTATTCATAATGCTTACTCAAGACGCGGAAAGCAAGGAATATATAATTAAATGAAAGCAATCTTTACATACCCAAACAACGCAGCAACCTCATTCATAGACCCATTGTATGTAGGTGATGCGTCTGATGGATTCCAAAAAAGAATACAAGACCTGAAAGATGGCAACTATCTGCCGTGGGCTGGAACTGCGCCAGTTGATACAGTAAGTGACTTAATGAGTAACATCTCAAAGTTTAACGACTATTATATGGATAGAGGAGACTATCAGCATGTATCAATACATGATATGTATCTCTATCCATTATTAACAGGCACTATCACAGACATACAGCAAGATATTACTGCAACGCTACAATCAAATACAATCGCTGAACCAAGTGTGATTACATCTTCATCTCACCAACTGACTAATGGTAGTCAAATATTGTTATCTAACTTTGATGGTTCATTGAGCGCGATCAATAATACCTCGGTATACGCAAAAGTAATTGACCAAAATACTCTGGTATTTACAAGCGATAGTGCATTAACCTTAGAGTATGGCATTAGAGAGGTCCAAACTGCTGATGTTACTCAAGTGCATATTGAAAATACTAGTGGAAATATGTTATTTACATCTGTCGCACATACACTCACCAATGGAATGAACATTAGTATAATTGGAACATGGGGAGCAGCAATCATCACAGAGTTCTTTGCAGCAAATTACCCACAAACATCATTCTATGTTGACGTTGTTGACGCTGACACATATTATCTATGCACTAATGTAGGATTAACAGACACAATAGTCTGGGCACAGTCCAATCTTAACTTAATAGCCTTTGATTGTGTTATTATAGATGACGTAAACGTTATATTAGATTTGTATCAACCACAGCCAGATGGTGCAAGAATTAGATTAACAAACTTTGATTATGGCGGCAGTCAAATTAGAGATCCGAATTATGGACCTATATTGTATGTAAAGAGAATAGGAACTTCGTCATTATATGAGGCATTCAACGATCTAACAATGTCTGATCCGTATACAAGTGCAGCAGCGATGTCTACTCCTACTGGCGGCGTTGGTGGTGGTTATGACGATAGAAAAATTTATATGGATCAGTCCGGATCCAATTGGGTCTTAGAAACCTCAGACAATACTTACCTATTACCAGAAGAAAGAGCAATTATGATTCGGTCGTATCAGAGTGTTGGTCAAGGGTCTACCACACCTTGGTTCTGTAAAACACCATCTATGGCATTAGGAACTGATGCAGTGGATCACTTTGGTGCACCTGCGACAACTGATATGCAATATCACTTAAAGTTCTTAAACAATACTGGTAGTGGAGCACGATATGAATTATACACAGACAAAGCGTTAACTACAGCAGTTCCAACCAATACATCTACTCCAAACTTTAGCATAGACGGATCATTGCAGGGCTTTAATAATGACATGTGGCATACTAAAAACCCATCACCACTTCTATCAGACCAAGGGACTTCGTTGGATGGATACTTTACTTTAAAAGATGATGCTGATATTGGCTTCCTTGAGACATTGCCTCATCCAATAAATAATGCAGGATGGTTCAGAGGTGGTTCATATGGTGGTGCAACACAGTATCTACTACCATCCGAATGGATATTACCAATGCGCCCAAGGAAGGTTGGTGAGAGTGGTTCTACTATAACATATCAAACTTATAAAGGAAGAAGATTGTATCAGTGGGCTAGACAGAATCTTTATGGTAATTTCTATGAAATGACTTGGACCACTGCCAACACTGGACCAGCAGCAAGTTCACTAATAATGACAAAAACTACACTGAATGGTGCGCCTGCATGGCTCAAGTCACAACCATCGCAAGCAATGCTAACAGACGCGATGTGGTGTAAACTTAATAGTGCCACTGGTGCTTGGGGGATATTAGAAGCAATATCTGGTCAAACCAACTATTATAACTTCTACGATTCAGAAGCAGACTATATAAATAATCAAATATCAAGTAATGGGACTATTACGGCTTTCTATATTAATCAGTTATATCATGGTGGACAACAGGATTATCAGTTTGATCTTGATGTAGCAGATCAATCAACTTTCCGAGCATTCGCATGGAACCCAGTCAATAACCCTGCGCCCTACACACCACCTTATAGACTAGATGCAATAAATACATCAAATATGAACACTGCATTACCTGGCGCAATTATTTCATTGTATTCAGCCGGTTTTGGAAATGCACAAGCGTTAAATTATGATATAGATTGGGTAACTCCAAGTGTTACTGTGGAAGAAGAAACTGGAATATTAGGACCTAATACTATAGTAGTAACATCTGGAGTTGTGTCAACTCAAGGAACAATGTTCTATGATGACCCACCAGACTACGCTTTAACAAGCATTGACTTAATAATCCCAGGCGATGCAGATTACACTTATAAGAATGCAAGTAATGTTACGACTCCTGGAGCAGAAGTTACGTCTACATATCAAAACACATCTGGAACATCATTCGCTCATCCTGGAACACCAAATATAACACTAACTACCGATGCTCAAGGTCGTATATCTGCTGCAACATTAAATAGTAACTTATCTGGTTATAGTGGTGTTGGTGAAATAGTATTCGGCATTGAAGCATTACCAGATCAATATGTCCCTCCTGCACCTAATACGGCTGCTGACGAGGATATCTTTGATACACAAGATGCATGGACTAATCTATCTGGTTATCAAGGTGCTGGAAAGATGTTTGCTAAAGATGTCATACCTACTAGTGCTAGTATTACCTATGTGCAACCAAGCACAACTAATATGTCACAGAATGGTAGAAAATATGTTAGGTCTTCTGGGTTTGTTAAAACTAAGTTAGAAGTAAATTACACTAACTTGACCAAAGCAGAGTTTCAAGAGTTACATGCTGATGCACAAGCAGCACGTGGTCAAGCAGCAACATTCTATCTGGTTGTCGCTTTATGGGGTGGTAAGGTATTAAACTTCTATCAAGGTGCATCAAGGTCTGATCCTAGACTTGTTACACCTTATGTTGCTGGTGAAACCTTATTAAAGTTAGGTGGTTTCAACAGTAATGAGCAAGATGTGTTCAAGAAAGGCGAGATGATCATTGGTAATAATGGAAATGAAAATGGTGATTTGTTAACTGTGTTAAATACAGTAGACGCAAACGTTTATGGTGAAGCAAAAATAAGAGTTGCTTATGGAAATCCTAGTAGTGCAAATAATGGAACTAAGATATTTAAGAATCCATACTGGATAGTTGTATCACTTGATAGTGATGATTTTCAATACACTGTTGATACATTTGGTTTATATAACGTCACAGTAGGATTTGAAACAGGAAGTTATACATAATGGCAAATAGAAATATGAGTAGTGGCTTAATCGCCACTACAAGCAAACCAGTAGTTCAGTATTATGAACTAGTATACATCGGTGTTAACAATGGTTATTATTTAACCAATGCACCTTTTGATATATCTTATGGTGGTAACAATTATAAAATGGCTGGTGCGTTATTATCTATTGATAATATCGTAGAAGATATTGGATTTGAAATACAAAAATTGAATATCTCAATAAGCGGAATTGCTTATTTGGATGACGACACATTGCCATTTATGCAAGAAGTATTAGGAGTAGATTATATAGACAAAGATATCATTATTCATCGTGCTTATTATGAATACGATGTTTATCAAGATAGTCTTGAAGTATATAAAGGATTCATAGACAG